TGGAAAGAGGCGATGCCGAGGGATATTACCGTTTGTATTGGTTGCTGAAAGATAGTCTTGAGATATACTTTGACCTGAAACATTGGCAATACTTCGGCCCCAAGAAAGGGTTGAAAAAAATGCGGGAAGACGATAAAAAAGCCGCCTTGATATATGAGCGGGCGTTGAAAGAGCCTACGATAGAACATGTTCGTATATGGGTCGATCTTTTACAGTCTTTTATTCCAGCCTGACAACTTCCCGTTTGTCTATTGGTAAAACGTCCCCTGTCGGCGTATCCGCCGCAGGGGATTTACACTTTGATTTCCGTCCCATCCTTAAAGGTAAAACGGATATCTTCTTTATTAAAGACTGTGACAAAGTCAACCAGGCTGTACCACTGTTCTTCCTCAAACTCCGTGACTGCGCCGCCCTGCCGCTCCAGTTCGGCAAGGAACCTTTCTATCCGTTCCTTTTTTGCCTTCTTTTCCGTGATGGCACTGCTGGCCTCGTCCAGCCGAGCCTTCGTCCGGTTGAACCGTTCTGCCAGCCCGTCATACCTTGCCTGGTATTCCGCCTGGTCAATGGCAACCTGGGCGTTCTCCCTCACCCACTGCTGTATCAGCTCCGCCACCACATTCAGTTCTTCCTGAAGCCGTGACTTTTCGGATTCCAGTTCCGCCGTGCCAAAAAGCTGCTCTTTGATGGCCTGGAAGTTGGCGGTGATCTCCTCTTTTTCCGTGGTCAGGATATTGACCGCTTTCACGAAAAGCCCCTTAATGGTTTTCTCATCCAGGTGGGGAGTGCTGCATTTCTCCCCAGCCTCATATTTGTGGTTGCACTGCCAGACCACCCGGCGGTATTTATCGTTGGAATGCCACACCTTGGAGCCGTACCAGCTCCCGCAGTCGCCGCATTTTATCCTGCCGGAGAAGATGCCTGCGCTGCTCTGCCGGTTGGTCCCTGTCTGCCGGAGCGCCATCTGCTTCTGTACCGCCTCGAACACGGCAGGCTCTATGATGGCGTCATGGTTATGTTCCACATAATACTGCGGGACCTCGCCCTCATTGGCCTTTTTCTTTTTGGAAAGGAAATCCACTGTGTAGACTTTCTGCAGGAGGGCGTCGCCTTTGTACTTCTCATTCGTGAGGATGCTCCGGACCGTGCTCCCCGACCAGTTTTTCTTGCCGCCCGGAGTGGGTATGCCGTCCTCCGTCAGCACCTTTGCAATGGCGAATGGGGAGCGTCCCTGCAGGAACATCCCGTAGATCCTCCTGACGGTCTCTGCCTGTCCTTCGTTGATGACAAGGTTCCCGTCCTCGCCCCGGTCATAGCCCAGGAACCTGCCAAACGGGACCGTGACCTTGCCGTCTGCAAAACGCTTCCTCTGCCCCCATGTGACGTTTTCCGAAATGGAGCGGCTCTCCTCCTGCGCCAGCGAGGACATGATGGTCAGGAGCAGCTCGCCCTTGCTATCAAAGGTCCAGATGTTCTCTTTTTCAAAATAGCACTCCACCTTGTGTTTCTTCAGCTTCCGGATGGTTGTCAGGCTGTCCACCGTGTTCCTTGCAAAACGGCTCACCGACTTCGTGATGATGAGATCCATGCGCCCGTCCAGGGCATCCGCCACCATTTTGTTAAATCCACTTCGCTTCGTTGTGGAAGTCGCGCTGATCCCTTCGTCCGTGTATACAGAGACGAACTCCCAATCCTCCCGCCCCTTTATGTAATTCGTGTAGTAATCTACCTGTGCCTCGTAGCTGGTCTGCTGCTCCTCATGGTCCGTGCTGACGCGGGCGTAACCGGCCACCCTGCGCTTTTTTCTGCTGCCTATCGGCGTTGCCGTGTACCTGCTTACGGTAGCAGGTATCGTGATCACCTTTGCCATGGCTCTGCCCTCCTGTCATAAAAATGGAATTCCAGGCTGCCGGGCCCCAGTTATTTTAAAGGTTTTCCGGCTAATAACGTGGACAAAACCGGGCGGTATTTTTCCCGGAGTATTGTATCAATCTGCGTAAATTCCCCCTCGGAAATGACGCCCTCCTCCAGCATGGACTTTGCCACGGAAAGTGACATCAGATAAAGGCGCTCCGCCCGGAACTGCTCCTTACTCACCTCCATCACCGCCTTTAAAACGGTTCCGGATATCACACTCCTGGGAGCAATGTTTTCTTTGGGAATTGCCGCAAGCCGTGAATCCCTTCCCCCACCCGGCGCAGGTGAAGGAATAGACTGCCCTCTGCCTGAACTGTATTTTCTGCCCATCCGTCATGAATGGCACCTCCTCACTGTACGGAGATTTGGAGGCTGTTTTATACACCCGTCAAAATCAAAATGTTTTCATGGTATTTTATGAACAGGCAGCTTGTCACTATTCCCGGCAAAAATCTCCCGGGATCCATATTGCGCTCCTTCTCTCCCTTGGGGGTAATCTGAGACCCCCACTGCGGAGCGGCCATTGTAGGGTCAGAAACTGTATTTTTTGGAGATGAACTCGATAAATTGTTTTTCCGGTAATGGTTTGGAAATATAATATCCCTGTATATAATCAATATTCATGGAGCGAAGCATATCCATCTGTTTTTTTTCTTCCACTCCCTCGGCTACGCTTGTACATCCCATTTGTTTCACCAGCGTTACCACACTGTTTAAAATATTCTGCCCCCGCTGGTCTCTGGTTGCCAGGTCGATCAGGGATTTGTCCAATTTAATGATATCCAGCGGCAGGGTCATAAGGACAGTGATATTAGAATATCCGGTCCCGAAATCATCCAAAGATATTGTGATGCCGGATTCAGAAAGTGCGGCCAAATTTTTCTCGAACACTTTCGGGAGGCCGATTTCAGCAGTTTCGGTGATTTCCAGATTGACCATATCTGTGGGAATACTATATTTTTCCATGAGCTCTAAGATGGACTGGGCCAGCTCGTCCTGCATACATTGCACAACGGAAATGTTGATCTCTATGTAATCAATGCCAAATTGACGGAGCGAATTCTCCTGAAGGAACCGGAATATTTTGTCAAATACAATTTCCCCGATTTGAATAATCGTCCCGTTTTTTTCCGCAATTGGGATGAATTCATTTGGCGAAATGAAGCCGGCATCCGGATCGATTAACCGTATCAAGGCTTCCGCCGAAGAAATCCTGTCTTTTTCCGTGGAGTAAATCGGCTGGTAGTAAATTTGAAAATGATCTTCCGCAATGGCTCTCTGGATAATCCTTTCAATCTGAATCTGACGCTTTATCTTGTCCATATCCAGATCGGAAAACCGGACCACATGATCTTTTCCCGGAATCATTTGGGTGAATGTCTGAACCGCAAAGTACAGCGTATTCAGATCCGCGATATCCTGGGGAAGAGAAAAACTCATCAGCTTATAGTTGATGGAGAGCGGTGCGTTTTCCAGCAGCCAGCTTTGCGCAAAGCGTTCCTTAATCCTGCATTCAAAGAACGGAAGCTGTTTTATAGTATTGCCGGTCATAAGAATCGCAAAAAGACCGCTTTTATAATAGTAGACATTTTTATTGGTCAGGCTGTCTAAAAACAGGGCGATCTGTCTGAGCAATGCTTTCCGATTTTCCGAGCCAAGGCTATGCGCAATAAAATTTAAGTCTTCTACCTGTAAAACCAGCATCTGCATCTTTTTGTCCGACGCAAGATTCATCTTTGTAAGCTTTGCCAGGATACTTTGATTATAGATTCCCAGATCAGTATAGATGTATTCCTCTGATTTTTGAAGATTCATAAAGATCACAAGGCCTCCGATGGCAAGGCCAAGATGCTGAAGCTGAAGCTCCGGGTTGAAAAATTGGATCATTGCCACAGTATATCCGATCACCATAAAAGTAATTACATAAAATCGAACGGAACGGCTGACAGACTCCCGGGCGCTCAGCATATATACCACGCTGAACAAAATATAGTACAGGGCGATCGCATACAAAATCAACTGATATGGCCCTCTTGTGTAAATACCGTTTGTGTACTGAAAAATTGCATGTGTCCACGGATTCGTGAAAAGTGCCAGGAACAGGACGACTTCCGGCAAGAACAGGAGGATTTTCAGGGATAACGATAAAGATCTGATGCTGTTTTTGACCAGGACTACCGAATATACGGCAAACAAGAACAGTGGAAAATTTAACAAGCTGAATGAAAGATAATCCGATGCCTCCAGCAGTTCCCGGCTCATAAAACCCGGATGCATATTACCATAGGAGTTTGCCGTATTTATGATAGCGCCAATGAGAGAGACTAAAACAAACACGGTAAAAACAGTGTTGTGGGCTTCTTTCGTCTTCTTACGCAGGATGTGTTTTGATAGTACAATAGAACAAATGATGATGGCACATATATTGTATTGCAGCTGATAGTTCATATCTATTCTCCCGTATCCACAAATAGGCTGATGAAAACATATATTACTTTACTATACCACAAAAATACGGATGATACCAGATGCAGAGATTAATTATAGCCGCCACCGCTCTGCCCTCCCGTCGTTAAAACACAGTTCCAGGCTGCCATCCGGCAATGCGGTGATGCGCCTGACCGAGCTTTCAAAAGCCGCCCCGTCAAAGCTGCCGGTTCCCATCAGCTCTGCGCAAACCTCCATAAGCTTCTGTTCCGGGTAATTGTGGCTTGTGCAGGATATTCCCGCTTCTTTTTTCGCCCTGCAGAACCAGCTTGCATATTCTTTTCCTTTGGCAGTCCCTTTTCTGCGTGTAAAGTTCCTCCCGCAGACGCCGCACTTGATTTTCCCCGTAAAGGGATAGACGGGGTTGCCAAGCCCCGCCCGCCGTTCCATCTCCGCCCGGACCTTTGCATAGGTCTCACGGTCAATGATGGCCTGGTGGCAGTCCGCCATGTAATACTGCGGAAGCTCCCCGCAGTTTTTGACCTTCATTTTTGTGATCGGGTCTGCCGTGTAACATTTCTGCCGCCGGATATCCCCGGCATAGACCTCGTTAAAAATGAGCTGCCGCACCGAGGCTTCCCGGAAGTTATTCCCAAGTGTGGTGCGGATGCCTGCCCTATTCAGATTTTCCGCAATCCCCCGCAGGGAAATGCCGTCAATGTACATCCGGAACATCCGGCGGACAACTTCCGCCTCTTCCGGGATGATGACATATTTTCTCAACTCATCGTCGTACCTGTAGCCGAGGATGTGTTTATTCGCCGCCCCGATCTCACCGGACAGGAACCGCTTACGCACCCCCCATTTTACATTTTCTGAAATGCTCCGGCTCTCCTCCTGCGCAAAGGAAGCCAGAAGGGTGAGCATTAGCTCCCCGTCCTCCGACAGCGAATGGATATGTTCCTTCTCAAACCGCACCTCGATGCCGAGGGATTTCAGATGCCTGACCGTCTCTAAGAGGTCAACCGTGTTCCTTGCAAAGCGGCTGATGGATTTGGTCAGGATAATGTCAATCTTCCCTTCCTCACAGTCCTCAAGCATTCTCAGGAACTGGCCGCGTTTCGCCGTATCCGTTCCGGATACCCCGCAATCCGCATATACTCCCGCATATTCCCATTCCGGATTCTTCCGGATCAGGGTGCTGTAATAGCTTACCTGTGCGGAAACGGAATGCATCAGCCGCTCGGTATCCCTCGACACCCTTGCGTAGGCAGCGACCTTTTTCCTTGCCGGAAAATG